ACTGCATTCATGCATAGAAGACGATCCTTGCGTAGATAAGGCGTAACGTCAAGGAACGCTTCCTCCCATACAGGTGTAGTGAGAGAGCATGTGAATTGGAGCAGAGAGTCAGGTGCAAAGAACGCCGTGGCCAGTGTTGTGTTGCCAAGCGTGCATGCTGGGTCGAATGCGAGCGTGAGTGAGCCCGCAGTGGAGGTGGGGCAGTTCGGTATGAACTGATACCCCAACCGGGAAACCCGGAAGAATCTGTAAACTGAGCACTGAGTGACCAATGGGTCCTGCATGGCTGCGACAACCACACTCCCAAGAGTGTAGCTGACAACAGTAGATGCCATGCCCGGGCGAAAGGTAAGCCCAGCATATGCTAGTTGTTCAGTAGGCCCAAACAAACAAAACGTGTTGGACCGTGTGGTTCCGTCACCAGTCTTGATGTCACAGTAGATTTGTGATCCACGGAATCGCACACCATTCATACCTCCAAAGGAGCACCCAACCGGGGACGAGATAACATTTTGGATCATGGACCGGCCGATATTTGTAGGTGCCGTCACACGTGTTAATCTCGCTCCCCCACCCCTAGGCTGCCGGCGCTGCCCGTTGCGTCGGGTCTTGCGTCGCCTGGGGGCGTAACTCTGGTTGCTCGGGTTCGAGCCGCCAGTTGGTTTCTGGGTCATATTCCTCACTAATGCGTCTGTTGCGGCGGAACCCGCGCGCTGGGACGCTCCCATAAGGGCGCTGCCGAGCATGCGAGCGCCGACTCCTGCGGCGAGAGCGGTAATCTGCTTCGCCATACTCCTCCCCTGATTGTTGTTGTTCGTCGGTATCAGATCCATATTCTTCACTCAAATTTTGTTCGGTCGTGTTTGAAAAACGTATTTTGGTTATAGCTTTGGTGAACGGGTGGCCAAGCCCACCCGTCAAACACGCACCTAGCGAGGGGTTACTCGCGGGGCCGCCAGGCAAGGGATCTTTTCTGCTGCTTGGTTGATCGTCCTTGCTTGCGTGCGCGGCTATCCATGATGGTTTTCACCTTTCCCTCTCCATACACAACCCCATCACATGCGACGGGGAATTTGGTTTTAGGTTCTGTGTCCTCAACAATGAGCGGTGGGCGCAAACATTCAAAAATGTTGCGCGTAGACTCTAACCATGTGGTAAAACCATCAAGGTCGACGCCGCCGGGGATCTGATCCAACGCCAGCTGCATCCAATTGTCCACATTCTCATTAGGGAACTGATTTGATATTTCTTTTTCCATTGCGAACCATGAACGGACTTGTTCCAATTGATCTTTAAATTTAACCACACCACGCATGGTCGCCTGATCTGCCAAGTGTAAAACACGTGAGGCGAAGGCTCCCAGCACGGGGGTATTCTTGTCCGTAAGTGCCAATGACATGCACTTTTCAACCAATTTCATTTGGGGGGTGATTCCCTCAGACAAACACACAGTGACATGCAACTTCGAGAGTTGCCTACCGATGTCACAGCAGCTGTCTTCCGCCCCGTACCAAACTTCGGGGGAATAGTAACGCGCCAAGAACATCACACCAAACTTGCCAACAGGCACCTGTTCAGCAGTGATCTCATGCCCAACAGCTTCCGC